GGATTACGCTCTGCGTAATGGTCCGGAACCCGAAGCTCTCGGCCATGACACCGGCTGGGTTGCCCGTGTTATGAGCAAGGTTGCGAAGAGCCCGAAGAATCGGCTGCGTGTTCGTTTCGCTGACAAGCGTGACATTACCGGCCGACGCGCTCAGGGCTACACCAAGGGCAATCAGAAGCAGTTCATGGGCAACATCAAGCTGCTTGGACGTACGGTTGACCCCACTACGGTGTACAACCTGGACAAGCTGAATCGGGATGACATCCTGGACATTACAGACTTCAACCTGGTCAACTATATGTATCGTGACCAGAGGGCGAATCTGGAAGAGGAACTGGCTCGTGCGATCCTGATCGGTGACGGTCGCAATGGCAGCCCCGATGATGACGGGCAGCCGATTGATACCACGAAGATTATCCCGATCTGGGGCGATGACGAGCTGTTCACCATTCATAAGGTGGTTGACGTGCAGGGTATGCGTACCACGATGAACGGCTCCGGCAGCAGCGTGAACTTCGGCGACAACTATGTCTACTCTGAAGCGGTCATCCAGAGCATGCTGTATGCCCGTGAAGACTACAAGGGCAGCGGCGGTCTGGACTTCTACTGCACGCCCCATCTGATCAATGTCATGCTGCTGGCTCGTGACCTGAACGGCCGCCGCATCTATGACAACGTTAACGACCTGAAGGCGTCCATGAATGTCAACGACATCATCACCGTCGAGCAGTTCGCGGACAAGACCCGTACGGTTACTGTGAACGGCGTTTCTCAGACCCGTCGTCTGCTTGGCATCATGGTTAACCTGAAGGACTATGTGGTTGGCTCCACCAACGGCAGCCAGATCACCCACTTTACCGACTTCGATATCCGGTTCAACCAGAACCTGAGCCTGCTGGAGACCCGCCTGTGCGGTATGCTCGAACGGCCGTTCTCTGCGATTGTTCTGGAGGAAGTGGTAAACCCTCAGTAAGCTTCACTATTGCTCCGGAAGATAGTGAAGCGACTGTACTTGGAAAGAGCGTAAGCGCTCTCCAGTCCGGTGTGAAACTGGTTAACCCCGGATTCTCCGGAAGGTACCCCGTGTTTGACGGTACGCTGAAGTACGTGACCGGCTATACTGGATTCTCTGGAGATCCTGACGAGCAGGAGGGTAACTACCTGGTTATGAGGGTTGATACGGATGACGAGGATGATGAGATCACTGTGGAACTGCTTGGCGGAACAGTGGGCCATCCGGTGACGCTGGATTCCGATCGGAATATTGTCATTCGGATCACTAACAAGGACACCCAGAAGGTGAAGGTTGTTGTGAACCATGTGAACGAGGACACGTCCATCTCCACGGAAACCACAACGATCAACCTGACTGGTCTTACTCTTGAGCCCAAGGCTACCACCTGATGAGGTGAATCAAAATGAAATTTTCCGGGCTCGTGGGATACTGTAAGAGCGTGGAAGGTACCGGAGACCGGGAAGGAATCTGGGAGGACGTCGTTACTGAAAAGAGATATTTCGGCGACGTCCTCCAGTTTAATCCAAAGTGGGATGCCGGAAAAGATATTCTGAATGATCAGCGGATCCTGAATAAAATCAGCATCGTGGCAGATGCTTTCGTATGGGAGCATGTGAGCGAGCTGAAATACGTGAACTGGCAGGGAACCAACTGGGAAGTCACGGCGGTAGAAGTCCTTCGCCCACGGCTGATCCTTACGCTGGGAGGTGTATGGCATGGACCGACGAAACGAACTTCATCAGCTCCTGAAGAGTCTGTATATTAACGGGACGCCACACGTATATTATCAGCCGCCAAAAGATCAGCAGATCATTTATCCGTGTATCGTTTACAAACTGGATGATATGCCTGCACTCCACGCAAATAACTACCCCTACGCAGTTGGGCACCGGTATCAGGTTACCGTAATGGACAAGAATCCGGAAAGCCCGTTGCGCGAGAGGGTGGCACAATTACCAACGGCAAGGATGAAGACTTCCCCTTATTCCAGTGACGGTCTTCATCACTTTGTTTTTTCAATCTACTATTAAATGAATGGAGGAAAATAATATGTCTGCTGGAAAACTGCATTGGGATGGCACCGGAGAGAAGAAGTACGAATCCGGTATTAGCAGGGGTGTTCTGTACAAGAAGGACTCCACGAAGGCTGAGGGCAAGCAGTGGGTCGGCGTGGCCTGGAATGGCCTGACCGGCGTTACCGAGAGCCCCGACGGTGCTGAAAAGACTGACCTGTATGCTGACAACATCAAGTACGCTTCCATGCGTTCCGCCGAAACCTTTGGCGGTACCATCGAAGCCTACACCTATCCGCCCGAATTTGCTACCTGCAATGGTGAAGCGACTCTGGCTACAGGTATCGTGATCGGTCAGCAGACCCGTGAAGCGTTCGGCTTCTGCTACCGCACTGAACAGGGCAACGACGAGAACCCGAACCTGGGTTACAAGCTGCATCTGGTGTACAACTGCACCTGCTCTCCTTCCGAAAGGGCGTATGAGACCATCAACGACAGCCCTGACGCGATCACGATGAGCTGGGAGTTCGACTCCAACGGTATCGCTGTTACCGGTCACAAGCAGACCTACGTTCTGACGATCGACAGCACCGCTTTCAACACAACTGCTCTCGAAGCCAAGCTGAAGCTGATCGAGGATGCCCTGTATGGTGTCGATGCTGTTGAAGCGGATGCTCAGAATGGCATTTCTGCTGTCGCTGCTGCGGAACCCTATCTGCCTTCTCCGGACAAGATCGCTGAGATTATGGCGGCGACTTAATTCTAAAAAACCGGGCCCCGGAACTTATAAACCGGGGCCCCTTTTTATTTTTTACATTATTTAAAGGAGCATGAGGAGCAATGATTAAGAAAACGATTACCTACGACACCTTTGACGGCGCCAAGAAAACCGGTGATTTCTACTTTCACATGAACCAGGTTGAGTTCTCCAAGCTTAATGGCGAGATTCCTGGTGGTCTTGAGCACAGGATCAAGGAAATCATGAACAACGAAGATGAAGACGGTCTTCTCCGGCTGATTGACCTGCTCGTGAGCCGCAGCTACGGTCGAGTGGACGAGACGGACGGTGAATTCACCAAGATCGACCATAACGGCCGCCCGCTGTATGAGAAGTTCATCAACAGCGATGCGTACGACAAGCTGATCATCGAGCTGATCCAGGGCGAGAAGCCGATCATTTCTTTCCTGACGGGCATCATGCCTTCTGAAATTCAGAAGAAGATGAACGAGGAATTCCGGAAGCAGCAGGAAGAAGGGAAGATGAGCAATCTTACGCCTCTGCCTGCCGGAGAGAAGACCGAGTGACCATAGCGGGGAGAAAGGGAAATGCTTCAGTTAACCATTAAAGGAGCAGAAGTCTACGACGAGAGAACCAACAGGATCGTGACCGTACCGGGCCAGACGCTTCAACTGGAGCATTCCCTGATTTCCGTATCAAAATGGGAGCAGAAATGGAAAAAACCGTTTCTGAACAATCAGGACATGACGACAGAGATGACGATCGACTACGTACGGTGCATGACGCTGACGCAGAATGTCAATCCTGACGTCTATAACTATCTTACCATGGACGACCTTCAGAAGATCCGGGATTATATTGATGATCCGATGACGGCGACATGGTTCAAAAAAGACAGCAGAAGACCTAATAAGGATGTCATTACGAACGAGATTGTCTACTACTGGATGATCACGTTTGGCATTCCGCTTGATCCCTGCCAGAAATGGCACTTTAACCGGCTCATGACATTGATTCGCGTGTGCGACGAGAAGAGCAACCCGGGCAGAAAGAAAATGTCTCGCCGCCAGGCCGCGGAACAGTACAGGAATCTGAACGCCATGAGAAGGGCAAAGATGGGCACAAGAGGATAAGAAGGAGGAGCTCTTATGGGAGGCATCAGGGTAAGACATAAGGGCAACTTCAAGAACACGGAACGATTTTTTAACAAAGTCCTCCGAAGGGACTGGATGAACATTCTCGCTGATTACGGCGCGAAAGGTGTTGAGATTCTCCGTAATGCTACCCCGACGGACAGCGGAAAGACTGCCGACAGCTGGGAATACATTATTGAGAGAAGTGACGGCAGGATTCGTCTTGCCTGGGTAAACACGCATGAGAACCAGGGGGTCAACGTTGCAAT